GATGTACTCTGCATAGAGTGCCTGGCAAGGATGGACATTTACCGTTTGCTCAGCAGATTGTTATTGAGCGGTTGCTTGATAAAGTTATGATTGACGGTGTGTGGAATTACAAGTGGACTGAGTTATTTGGGAAGCAGAACGACTGGCTTGACGCATTAACTGGGTGTTGGGTAGCCGGTGCGTGTAAAGGGTTGTCGGCTAGTGGCGCGCCGGTTGTAAAGAAAAAAAGGAAAGCCCGAAAGAAAAGAAGCGTAAGATATGTTTGACATAATTGTATTAATGAGCTACGTTATAGATGCTAATGAAGTAGCGAATATGTATAATTTAGACACACCCTCTGGTGGCGGCTTCATACGTTGGCGGGGGGTGTTGTCGCTACATGAGATGAAGATCATGGATACAGATAAAAAAATCTGCAACGTATGCGGTGTTGCGAAAGTCTATAGCGATTTCACAAAATCACGAAATTCGTTTAGCGCAACTTGCCGAAAATGTCGCGGCGTAAAGCGTCGATACGATCTAGCCAACACACCCAAGTCGTTGCAAGCCAGAAAAGAAAGAATATACCGCGAATCAAACGGATTAAAGAAATGCTCTTATTGCAAAAAAACAAAAAATAAGACAGATTTTGACGGTCTGAAAAAATCAAAAGACGGACTAAATTACAGGTGTAGGACATGTCACACCATTGCAAACAAGAAGAGTTTATTAAATCATCCCGATAGTCAGAGAAAACGAAGTCGGGAATACTTCAAAAAAAACAAAAATTCCGTTATGGATAAACTAAGGATTTACAGGAAAACGCCAAAAGGAATGTCGGTAGTCGCGCAAGGCAATTTCAAAAGGCGGTCGCTCATGGATAACACAAAGAGCGAGCAGTCCGATATTGATTTATGGCTAGTCAAGATATACAGCAAACCAACCTTTAGGTGTTACTATTGCCAAGATACTTATAAAACGAAGTTTGTCCATATTGACCATGTGGAACCGCTGTCAAAAGGCGGAACGAATGTAATAAGTAATTTATGCGCAAGCTGTTCTTCATGCAATCTAAGAAAACACACACATTCTGCGGCTGAATTCAAAAACTCACAGCAAGGTCAACACATCTTGGCTATATAAAAAGGAAAACTAACATGGCAAAATCAAAAAAGAAAACAGCAACCAAACAAGCACCAGAACTAGGAAAAGCAAACTACGGCGCAAACGAAAAGCCGCGATGCTGCCCGAAATGCAAGAGCGTTGACAGCAGAGTGTATGGGCATAAAGAGTTTTTCAATCCGTACCGGAAAATACGTTATCGGATATGTGGTGGTTGCGGTCGCAAATTTACTACCACTGATAGTGATTCAACAGCATAGACTAACTACAAAACCTAATTGACAAAACATCATGCAAGTGTCATGATGTAATTAGTTGATAACAATTGAATAGATCACGAAGGGCGGCCACCCGACGAGATCAACAGCGTTTTAAGACGCGCTAATGTGCAAGCACAAGCATATTAGCGCGTCTTTTTTTGTGGATTTATTCACTTTTAAAGGATTGATTATGGCGACAAGTACTGAAATTAGCACCGCAATTACCGGAATATTAAACACGGGCCAGTCCTATATGGTTGATGGCATTCAATATTCTGCCGCCAATCTTGATACACTCCGTAAATTAGCAAAAGATAACCGAGCCACGGACGGCAGATCCAACGGGGTACGGCCAACATTTTCGAGAGTTAATGCAGGGAGCGCGGCTTACTAATGTCAAAACCAATATTAAAAAAAGAGTTAATGGCCGCCGCATCTACGCTGGGATTACCAACAAGCGGAACTAAGGCGCAAATCTCACAGCGCATTACTAAATTTGGTTACAACGCCGTAGCAGATATGAAGGGTAAACGGCAATCACCTCAGACTCGAACCAAGCACGAATTTAATATCTTAAATCAAAAGAACCGCGCAAAGCTGAACGCAACCGCACAAGAACAAGCCCGCAATCATGCTCTATGCGCCTGGATGATTCGCAAACATCTTGATTATGTCAGCAAATTTCGCGTGTCAATTCGTACCGATCAAACAGAACTTGATACAATGCTTAACGCTATACTGAAATGGCATGGTAGACCTGAAAACTTTGACATTGCCAAGCGGTTAGGACGCGAGGAATCGTTCCGGCTGTATGAAAATGAGAAGGTTGTGAATGGTGATGCCGGTTTTATTAAGCTAAAAGGGTTGAAATTGCAGGGGTTAGAGTCTGATTTGATTGCAAAAGGCTCTCTTGATGGCAAAGCAACCAAGGCAACCAAGAAGAAACTTGAAAAAGTCAACGGTTCGGGGCTGGTTGTTTCGCAATCTACAGGAGAAAGGCTTAGTTTTGCAGTATGCAATCGCGGGGAACGCGGCGACAAGATCATATTTGATCACCTAGAACCAGCTGAAAACGTAATATTTGACGGTTATTGGTCGCGTTTAACCTCGCAGTATCGCGGAATATCACCACTTACGACCGCATTGAACGGTATTCAAGATGTTTCTATGGCTTGCGAGTATAATTTAGTTAAGGCAAAGATGCACGCGCTGTTTGGCGTTGCAATCATGCGTGATGCGGTCGAAGGTATTGACGGTGATACAGCGGAAGAAGTCGAAGGTGGCGCAACGGTTGAAATGAATCCTACCGGCTTTATGATGACTGATTTGAATCCCGGCGAGAAGATTGAAACAATCGAAAGTAAAACGCCAAGTGCTGATTTTGTTAATGGTACTTATTTGTTTATCCAGCTCGCAATGCTTGCACTTGATATTCCGGTAACTTGTTTTGATTCGCGGCGGTCTAATTTCTCCGCACGCATTGCTGATTTAAATGAGTACGAAGTATCCACGGAATCGAAGCGAACCAAGAACCGCTATGTCCGGCAGTCATATTCCGATTGGCTGATTGAGCAAGTGTGGAATGATAGCTTATATGGTTTTGATTTAAAGGCCGCGGCAGAAGCGGCTGGATATACTTTGAAGATGGCTCAGGATGCTGTTGAGTGGATACCTAATGGCAGTCCATGGCTCGATAAACATAAACAATTGACTGGCGACGCGTTGGCTATTGACAGAGGCGCTGACAACATAATTGATGTATGCAGAAAGCGCAACACCAACTTCTTTGATAATATTGATAAGCAAGAAAAAGCGGAAAAGTACGCCGAAGACCACGGAATATCACTAATAAAAGGTGGTTCCGGTCAGCGATCAATTGAGGAAATTATAGCATCAGAAGCAAAGGCTGCGGCAGATGTCGCAATTGCAGAGAATGAAGAAAACCAAGAAACAGAGGTAACGGAATAATGAACGCATTGAAATTTGTATTAGGTCGATTTGATAAAAAGAAACCGCTAGAAGATCCGAAGCCAGCCAAGAAACCAAAAGCAAAGCGTAAATCCCGCAAAAAGGTTAAATCCCGCAAAAAGGTTAAATAATGAAACATGAATACGATAAAATACCAGCCGGAGCCTGCACGCTATCAGTCGGAGAATTTGAACTCGGAGACAACGGCGAAAACGCAAAAAGCGCACCGATCAAACTTGTTGCAAGATCCGGCAAGCCTATCGAGCATTGGTTTTGGGGAAACGTTGTGCATGACCTTGCCGGAATGCACATGCATAAATCCCGTCTCGCAATTGACTACGTTCACGATGATAAAGAAATAATCGGATATCTGAATAAGTTTGATATTTCAACTGGCGATCTTATTACATCCGGCGCGCTCGTACCATTCAAAGGCGATGACCGCGCTACTGAGATTCTGCATAAAATAGGCGAGGGCGTTCCCTACGAAGCATCAATTAATTTTGGTGGCGAAGGAATCAAGCTGCAGGAAATTGCAGAAGGCGAACTGACCGAAGTAAACGGATATCAATTTGAGGGGCCGGGCGTTGTTATTCGCGAATGGCCTTTACGCGGTGTGGCTATATGTCCATACGGTGCAGATATGAATACGGAGAGTGCAAGTGCATTCTCAAACACAAAGAAGGTCTTCAACGCGTCTGTTGTCGAACCGAAACCACAAACAGAGGAAAACGCCATGAGCGAATCCGTAGACGTTTCGGCAGAAGTCGAAGCAACAGAAGCAGTAGAAGAAGTAGTTGAAACCGTTGAAACCGAAGTTGTAGAGGAAGTCGCAGAATCGACAGACGAAACATCGGAAGTTGAGGAATTGGCAGCAGATGAAGTAGTCGAACCAGAAGCAAAAACAGAACTCAGTAAGAGCGAGTTTAAGCGTATAGCAGATGAGTTCGGATATGAAGTAGCCACGAAGATTGACACCGAGGGCGGGGATTATAATTCCGCACTTGTTCTATCTGTCGACGGGCTTAGATCGGAAAATGCAGAGCTACGAACTCAGATAGAAAAACTGAGCAAAGTAGAAGGCGGAACACCGGCAAAAGTAACAGAAAAAACAGTTGCAAAAAAACTGTTCAATTCCACTAAATAACAAAAAGGATACACAATGGCTGAATCATATAACACACTTGCAGGTCTGGTACAAATTAACGACCAGAACCTTGCAGATATCAACGTCTCTGATTTACTTCAGGGCGCGCCTACCCTCGCGGCAATCAATGCGGTTACTGCCAGTAACGGAACTGTTCACAAATACCTCAAAGAAACTACAGCTAGTTCTGCTGCGTTTCGTGCGCCACTTGCTGGTCTTACCAAGACTGCATCTGCTGACACACTCGTAACTGACACGCTGAAACTTCTTGATGCTTCATTTGCTACAGACGTTGCAATTGCTCGCGGTTTCAAAGATGGCAAGGATGCTTATTTGCAACGCGAACTTATGCGTTCCCTAAAGCAAGTTTTCTTTGTTGCCGAAACGCAGATTTACAATGGCGTTAATGGTGATTCTGGCGGTTTTGTTGGATTGCGCGATGACGCACAATTGGATGCGCTTGCAGACGCAATGGTAATTTCAGCAGCTACTGCTGGAACAACCGAGGACGAACAGTCAAGCGTTTATCTTATGCGTTCAACAGATGATGATGTTTCGATTGTACTTGGTAATGATGGAAACATTGTTGCAGACGAAGATCCAAGCGTAATCGAGAAGCTGGTTAATCCTGGCTCAGACAACAAGACATATCCTGCATACTATGTGGCAGTTCTTGGGTGGTTGGGATTCCAGATCGGCGGCTCGCGTTCTGCTGCTCGCATCTGTAATGTTGAAACCGCGTTGACCGATGACGACATTTATAATGCTCTGTCATTGTTCCCAGCGGGAATGGAACCGACTCATATTTCTATGAATCGCGCTTCACTGGCATTACTTCGTGCATCACGTACGGCAGTTAATATTATCGGAGCACCTGCACCATTCCCTGCCGAAGTAGGCGGAATACCTATCATCGTTACTGATGGCGTGTCGCAGACAGAAGCAGTATTATCATAAGTTAATCGTTGCAGGTGTTCGGCAATCCCGGCACCTGCGACATTTGGAGGCTTGATATGAAAAAATTATCACTGCTATTTATCGCGCTGTTTATTGTTGCCGGTTATGTTATGGCGACAGAAGCAGATTTGACACAGAAGCAAGTACGAGACCCGCGCAAGCTGGCTGTTATTCTTGATGATCGTACAATCGTGCAGACTGACGCGGCCGCTACCAATACCGTAACAACCGCATATCTACCCGCAAGAGTAGGACAGGTATTAGTCGGTAAAGTATCGACCACAGGCGCGGTATGGATTGCCACAAGCGTTAGTACAAACGGCTGGACAAAGGTATCTAATTAACAATTAACGGACGCCCCCAACCGCAAGCGCGGGGGCTGTTTATTATGGCACTAACTACAACACATATTCAAAACACATTGTCGGCAATGCGAACGGCGCTACCATGCGCAACAATCACAATCCGCTACGAAGATCGCGAATATCGTGGGATCAGAACTACGCTGGAAAATAACGAAAGCGTGAATAGTTTAGGTGCAATCGAGGGCGCAACGGGCGCAATAAGATTAATAGTTTCGGAATTAGCAAAAAGTCATCCAAAGGCAAATGATACAATTCAGGTTCGCGAAGATAATTTGATGGAGTGGGAGAACAGGACGGTGCTTGTTATGCGGTATGACCAGGCGCGGGCAACGGTTCGATTGGATTATGGGGCTGAATATGCTTAATGTTACGGCAAAACTTGAAGAGGGCGACGTCGAAGGGCTGATGAAAGCCATTGATTATTACGTTGCTAATACCAATAAATCAGTCAAGGGCGCAGTATCGCAAGCGGGTTATCAATTTTTGAGGTCGGCACGGGCTGGAACACCGATCGCAAGTGGCAAAAATCGCAAGAGAGAAACAGACGAAAACGGGCAATTTTACAGAGTAATGCTACAGCACGGAAAGTCTGATATGAAAATACGCTTGCCAAAACTACAGGGTTCAAAAGAGAAAAGAGCACGCTCAAGAACACAACGCATACAGGTGCAGGCAGAGTGGAAAGCAAAGCCGAATTACAAGGCATCGCGACAATCGTGGGCCAAGGCGTTTAGCGATTTAGGAAAGAACGCCGGAAGTCTGGCCAGAACACACAATCGCAAGGTGCAAATGGCAAGTATGGCACGCAAAATGGGATTAGAGTTTAGCCCAGAAGTCAGAATATTGAATAGCTTGGTTTATTTGCCAACAATTGCACCGAACCTGGAACATAACAGTCTGATAAAGGCGGGCAACAGTTTAGCGCATAATATTGAAAAGGGCATTGAGTCACAAAAACGCAGATGGGAAAAATCATAATGTCAGAAACAATCATAACTATTGAAATTGCAAAGCAAGTGAAATTAGCCATACAAGGCGTGGTCGACAGCAAAGTAAATGTTGTCGCTGATGGTGTAGCGGATCAACCGTCTCCAGATGGTGATAAGATCAAGTTGCCTTGTGTGTCTATAGTCGTTAATGAATGTATCCCTATGCAATATAAAAG